ACACTTATTCAAAAGCAAGGTTCGGCTTTGCTTTTCTATATCGTCAATGGCGGGCGAATACGAACAAAAACTCTCTTCTATAAGCCCGATAACCTTCGACTTGCAAGATTGATTTCCTATTCCTATCGGGAGTTCGTACTCGTCAATGATAGAAGAACAACGAGAGAGAAGTTGCTTCTTGGACGATATTGGCTTAACTCCCATTTCCTCTTGGTACATCTTTAATGCAGGTATTGTGTAGCGCAAAAGGAAAAAGAGACCGATTCCAACGGGTATTAAACCAACAGCACCCCCGCTAAAAGCGAATAGAGACACGATAAAGCAAAAGATTGATATAATTAAACCAACAATAAAAGCCTTCAAATATCTATTCATTATGATATCTCCCCTACAAGTTCGTAGGCATAAGTTAAGAGCTTCGTCTTTTGCTGTATGCTCATTTTTTTGCAAAGGGATAAAATCTCATTTTCTATCTCTCCGTGGGGTTCAACTTCTTTGCCTTCAAAAATAATAGTGTTGTGGGAATTTTGGTTTCCGATAATACCGTTGTTGATTCCAGCGTTGGAGTTTTCCCAACCAAGCAAGTAGGTGGGGGAAACAAAGAGTGCGTTTGCGATTGCTGTGATTTTAGATTGTGGTAAATCGACAAGACCAAGCTCAATTTTATTGATACTCGAACGGGAGGTATAGCCCGTTTTTTTTGCTAATTCGTCTTGGGTCATACCAAGTTCAATACGTCTATCTTTAACTCGTTTCCCAAATTCAACTAATACATTCATAGAAAGATTCTCCTTTGTTTTTATACATTATAACATATTGGAGAATAAAAATCAACTTTTTTTGAAAAAAAATCAAAAATATTTGAAAAATCGCTTGACATTCTACAAAAAGGGTGCTATTATATGTGTAGAATTAAAATCAACAAGGAGGTGAAAAAATGACGCAAACGGCAAAATTGCAAGGAAAGATGAGAGCAAAAGGTTTTTCTCTTGTTAAGCTCGCTAATAAAATTGGGCTTTCCACCACGGGTCTTTTTAATAAGGTTCACAACCAAAAAGAATTTCTCGTCAGCGAAGTTCAAGCAATCAGCACCGCTCTCGGTTTAAGCGAGCAAGAAGTGCAAGAAATTTTTTTTGCCAAAGATGTAGAATAAAAATCTACAAAATAAGGAGAATCTTATGAAAATTGCAACTAATGAACTTAAACCGGACTCTTTAAGTATCTATCTTATCGCACGGGCTTTGGACGAAGATATCAAAGAATTTTTTGAAAATCCCGAAAATGAGAAGAAATTTCAAGAGTGGAAATCTAAAAAGGAGGTAAGCAAGGTATGAGATTGAAACAACTCCGAATCGCAAGGGGAAGGCAACAAAAAGAACTTGCCAAAAAGATAGGCACGGACGAGCCTATGATGAGCAAGTTCGAGAATTACAAATGTTTGCCGACTCCGCCGATGATGAACCTTCTCGTGAAAGAGTTGGGTTGTAGTGTCGATGACATCTACGAACCACACGAAGTCTATTATCAAAGCGGAAAGCCGACAGCGACGGACAAGCCGAAGAAAACGCCTACGGTCTACAATTTGACGGTAAGACTTCCACGGGAAGCGAAGAGTTTCTTCAAGAAGGCTCTTAAAAAGTGTGGTTTCAAAGATATTACGGCGTGGATTGTTTGGTGTTATGAACGCCTTCAAACACAATACGGGAATATCGTAGAAGCCGAAAAGAAAGACTCCACTCCCGCCGCCAAGCAAAGTAGTGAAGTCTAAAAGTTCAAGGGTTAGGTATATACCCTTTTCAATAATATACCAAAAAAAATTATTATTGTCAAGGAGAAATTCAATATGAAAGAATTTTATTTAGAAAGAATCAATACACTCGAAATTCAAATCGGGCTTGCAAGAGAAGGCTTCCTTCAAAAGAAAGTTGAGTTAGGAAAAGCGTTGACTTCCGCAAAAGAGAGCGAAGTGGACGGCATTATAAAAGAATTGGTTTCCGTAAATAAGGCTTATAACGACCTCAAAGAAGCCTTGAAAAGCAATCAAGAATCGTATCGCGAAGAAGTAGAGAAGGAGGGGGCAAAAGTATGAGAATCACAAACCGAGCAAACCTTCCCGCTCCTTTTGTAAGAATGGCGGAAGATAAGTATACAATAAAGCCGAAGAGATATTCCGTTACTACGCTTTTGAAACCGGTTAGAGAAATCTTGTTAAACCGTAGACACAACGAAGATATAGAGCAAGACTGCTCGGATATGATATGGCTTTTATTCGGAAAAGCTGTCCACTCAATTCTCGAACAGTATAGCAACGGGACGAGCGAGTTTACGGAAGAAAAATTAACAGTAAAGCTCGAAAACGGATACACCATAAGCGGGGTTATTGACCTTTACGACCTTGATAAAAAAATGGTTGTAGATTATAAAACGGCAAGCACTTGGAAGGTTATCTATAAAGACTTTGACGATTGGAAAAAGCAAGGTCTTATGTATGCTTGGCTTCTCCGCAAAAACGGATTAGATTGCGACAAAGTGATATTTTACGCAATTCTAAAAGATTGGAGCAAGGCAAAGGCGAAGGTAGACCGTGAATATCCGCAGTCTCCCGTTGTCAAAGTAGAGTTTGATATTGCGGGTGTTGACGAAATAGACAAGTATATCAAAGAAAAGATTGACGAAATCATCTTCTACGAAGATAAGCCCGATTCGGAATTGCCTCTTTGCTCGTTGGAAGATAGGTGGAATGACGGCGACAAATACGCCGTGATGAGAAAGGGGCGAAAGACCGCTATGCGAGTTCTCGGCTCTATGTCGGAGGCGGAGACTTGGAAGGAAGCAAACGGCGGAGATTTTATCGAAGTAAGAAAAGGCGTAGACAAAAAGTGTGTAGACTATTGTTTGTGCTGCTCGAAGTGCGAACACTACAAGTCTTTACAAGGAGAAGAAAATGGAAAATCTTGAAATCTATGAAAAAGTTCGTGAAGTTCCCGACAAAGCCAAGAAGAAAATCGAAGGCGGACGATTGAAGGGAATGACCGACATCAATCCGATGTGGCGAATTAAAACGCTGACCGAACAATTCGGTGTATGCGGAATAGGTTGGAAGTCCGAAATCGTTAGGACTTGGCTTGAAAACGGTGTAAACAACGAAGTTGTTGCAAGTGTCGAAATCAAGTTGTACGTCAAGGTTGACGGCGTATGGAGCGACGGAATCCCCGGTATCGGCGGAAGCAAATTCGTATCGAAAGAATCAAGCGGGCTTTATACCGATGACGAGCATTACAAGAAAGCCTATACCGACGCTCTTTCCGTGGCTTGCAAGGCGTTAGGAATTGGTGCTGACGTGTATTGGGAAAAAGATAGTACGAAATACACTCCCCCGTCAACTGACCCCGCCCCTACGGGAAAGAAAGCGCCTACGCAAAGAGAACCGAAAGGCAAAACCAAGTGGGCGACGGTAAATGAACTCATCAAAGACTCGTCGATTATTCTCTCCGATGTTACGGAATGGATAATTAAAAAATTCGGAAAGAGTATTAAAATCAACTCTTTAACCGATGAGCAGTTCGAGATTCTCATTACCGCCCTTAAAAAACAAATCAAGGCGGAAATAGAAGATGAGTAGTAAGTTTATAGCGGAAAAATCCTACCGTATGATTAACGAAAACAACGACCTTGTTGTGTGTTATGTAGTCCACGGGGAGAACAAAAAAGCCGCCTTACTTGCTCTTGAAGAAACGCAAAACTCCGAGAAGAAGTTGCAAGTTGAAGTCAAAATCCACAAGTCTCAACGAAGCCTTGAACAAAATCGCCTTCTTTGGGCGTTGCTCGGAAAAATGGCGGTTGCACAATCGGGAAATAAGCGAAAGGTGTCAACGGAAGAGTGTTATTGCATAATGCTCGAAGAAGCAAACGTTTCCTACGATTATCTTCTCGCTTTACCCGAAGCCGAGCCGATGTTGCGAAAGACCTTCCGAGTGATTCGGAAGGTCGGGGAAAGGGAAGTCAACGGAAAAACCTTGAACCTTTATCAATACTTCATAGGCTCGTCCAAGTTTAATACGCAAGAGATGACGGAACTCATCGAAGCCACGCTCGATAAACTTGCCGAACTTGATATTGTAGACTCCGAAATTGAACTTGCAAGGAAGGAATATAGGCGATGAAATCAAAAAGGTCAAAGGCTACGGATATTAGCCCAAAAGTCAAAAAAGCCGTGTGGGAACGAGATAGGGGGCGTTGCGTAGTGTGCGGGTGTTGCTACAACGTAATGCCGAACGCTCACTTTATATCTCGTTCAAAAGGCGGTCTCGGTATCGAAGAAAATATCGTAACGCTTTGCACGGGCTTAACGCAAAATAAGTGCCACTACAAATACGACTTCGGCTCTCGTGAAGAACGAGAAGAAATCGGCGGGAGAATCGAAGCCTACTTAAAATCAAAATACCCGAATTGGGATAAAGAAAATTTAATTTATAGGAGATAAACCATTATGGAAAACAAAAAAAACCAAACCAAAGAAGCCAAGAAGAATACGAATTGGGTGGAAGAGAAGGAAGCCAAATTCGAGAGTGTAAGAGAAGAGTTCAAGAACAACAAACACAAGAAGGGCTTCCGCCTTATCGTGAAAGACATCGAAACGGGAGATATTCTTATGAACGAAGCAATTAACGCCTTTGTCGGCGCGTGGGCGAAGAAAGTTCCCGACGGTGTTGTGGGGGCTGCTACGCTCATCTCGGCTTGCAATACTCAAACGCTTATCGCGGCGATTGAAAACGCTGAAAAAGCGGTAGAGCAAGCGAAATCGCAAGTAATTGAAGGAACTTTGAAGAATCCCGAAGACGCAAGCGAAATCTTAAAAGAGTTGTTTAAGGATATTTTTGGGGGCAAGTGATGAACAAAGTATTTTTTATCGGAAATCTTACGAGAGACCCCGAACTCACGGAGACACCGAGCGGAATCGCCGTTTGTCGGTTTTCCATAGCCGTCAACCGTGATTATACGGACTCCGAAGGGAATCGTCAAACCGACTTCTTTAATTGCACGGCTTGGCGTGGACTTGGGGAAACGATTGCTCGTTATTGCAAAAAAGGCAACAAAATCGAAGTGGAAGGAAGTATTCAACTTCGTTCGTATGAAGATAACGACGGCATAAAAAGGCAAGCGGTTGATATTATCGTGAAGGAAGTGGAGTTCTTAACGCCGAAGGCGAGAGAAGAAGATGACTACGAAGAACCGCAACCGCCCAAGAAAAAAAAGAAGCCGACGTTGACTCCTATGGACGATGATTCGGATATACCGTTTTAATGGAGGGACCTATGGCTGAAAGAAGAATGTTCGCAAAAACGATAGTTTTATCCGACGCCTTCCTTGATATGCCCCTTTCCGCAAGATGTCTCTATTTTACCCTTGGTATGCTTGCCGATGATGACGGTTTTATCAACTCTCCGAAGTCTATAATGCGTCAATGCGGTGCTTCCAACGACGATATGAATATTCTTCTCGCAAAGAAGTTTCTTATCGCTTTTGAAAGTGGTGTGTTTGTCATCAAACATTGGAGAATAAATAACTATCTCCGCAGCGATAGGTACACCGAAACCAAATACATAGAAGAAAAGAATCATCTTCTTGTAGAAGAAAATGGTGGGTATACCGTTGGTGTACCAAGTGGTATACCGAGTATAGGTAAGAGTAGTTTAGAGATAGGAAAGGTAAGTGGAGAAGGGGGCGAACCCCTTCCCACCCCCAAGCGTTTTATTCCGCCAACCCTTGAAGAGATAACCGCTTATTGTCGGGAGAGAAAAAACAACGTCAATCCGCAAAAGTTTTTAGACCACTATACAACGGTGGGGTGGAAGCGTGGCAAAACACCTATTAAGGATTGGAAGGCTTGCGTTCGTTTATGGGAAAACGACGAGAAGGGCAAAAAAGGAACGGCTTCGGAAAAATACAATCGGGAGGACTAACGATGAAATTCGGCAAAACTCTTGATGAATTAAAAGAAGAAGTTTCTTCGGGCAAATACCGTTTGAAGGAAGATGAGTTCCTTGGCGATGACGGACTTCCCTATTGCAAGAAGTGTAAAACAAAACGCTTCTTTGCGGTAGAAGATAACTCCTTCGCTATGTTCGGCTCGTGCGAGTGTCAACAGCGTGAGCAAAAAGAACGAGAAGAGCAAGAGCAAAGGCGGAAGCGAGTTGAAGAGTTTAATAATCGTCAAATATTGTCTCTTATCGGAGAACGGTATAAAAATGTCCGATTCAAGGACGCTCGAATTACCCCGCATAACAAAACCGCCTTTGAGAAGTGTGGGAATTATGCGAAGAACGGCAAGAAAGTATACGAACTCAATATCGGGTTGTATATCTACGGAGACAATTCTTCGGGTAAGACCTATTTGACGGCGTGTCTATGCAACGAATTGGTTTGGCTCGGTTGGAGATGTGTCTATACGAACCTTGCTTCGATTCTCAACGAAATTCGGGCTTCCTACGACGGAAACGGTATGGGAGAGTGCTTGCTTCTCCGTCAACTTCAAACCTTCGACTTTGTTTTTATAGATGACCTTGGGAAAGAGTTCATCGGGAGAGAGTTCAACTCCGCTACGGCGAAGTGGGCGGAAGGAAAACTCTTTGAGATACTCAACGCAAGATATAACGCTCGGAAGCCGACGATATTCTCGTCGAATTACTCCATAAGCGAACTTGCAAGCGTTCTCAATCTCGACAAGGCAATCGTCGAAAGGATAAACGAAATGGCAACGAGAGCGATAAAACTCGAAGGCGATGACTTCCGAACTGCCGTCCGGGAAGAGAAGAGTAATATTGCGAAATCTCTTGGGATATAGGTGGCGATATGGGAATCACAATGAGAAGCACGGGGTCGCAACGTTCGATATTCGACGGAACAACCCCGTTGAAGATAACAAAACCTATAAGGCTTATAGAATTATTTGCGGGAATCGGCGCACAAGCAAAAGCCCTTGAAAATCTCGGCGTTGCTTTTGAGCATTATCGGATATGCGAATTTGATAAATACGCCGTAGCGAGTTATAACGCCGTCCACGGAACTTCTTTCGAGGCAAGCGATATAACACAACTACACGCCAAGGATTTAGGAATCGTAGAAACCGATAAATACACCTATATTCTTACATACTCGTTCCCTTGCACCGATTTATCGAAGGCGGGGAAGCAACAAGGTATGAGCAAGGAAAGCGGAACTCGGAGCGGGCTTCTTTGGGAAGTTGAACGAATACTTCTCGAAATCGTCCAAGAGGGGGGGCAACTCCCGCAAGTGCTTCTTATGGAAAATGTTCCCGACGTATTAAGCGAGAAGAATCGCAAAGACTTCTTTGCTTGGTGCTACTTCCTTGAAGGGTTGGGATATACAAGTAAATACGCTTTATTGAACGCAAAAGACTTCGGCGTTCCGCAAAATCGAGAAAGGTGTTTTATGTTGAGTTGGCTCGGAGATGATTATTATTACGACTTCCCCGAAGGAAAACCGCTTACAAAGAAACTCAAAGATGTGTTGGAGACCGAAGTGGAAGAAAAATACTATCTATCCGATAAGACTATCAAATGTCTCAATTTAGGTTTGGACGATAAGACGGGCTTTGCGGGGGGGGGGCAGCCTTCCGAAGCAATCTCCAAAACCGTCCGAGCGGGCGGAAGAGGAAGCCTTGACCGACATTGTTGGGATATTGTTGTCGAACCAAGGAAAGAAGTTTGAGCGAGAGACCGAGACCGCAAGTGCGCTTATGGCGAGAGATTATAAAGGTTTTGGAAATCAAACATCTACGGGAGTGTTGGAATGGAAGAAATAAAATGTAAGCACGTAGCACAATTAGAAGGTAGTTTTGAAATGGCGAACCGAGTTTATTCCCCGGACGGGCTGTGTCCTACTATCCGAACTATGCAAGGCGGCGGGTTAGAGCCGAAAATCATCGAAGATTTTTATAAATCCCGTGAGCCGAGAGAGTTTGAAGGGGTAGCCCCGACTCTTCGGAGTGAAAGACAAGGTTTGAAAGTGGTAGAAGGACACCGTTTTTACGAGCAAGCCTTTGAGACCGTAAAGGAAAACGATTGCGAAGGCGGAGATACGATTGACGCCTTCAATAAGAAGGTCAATAAAAGCGGTGTTTCGCCTACCGTAACCACGAGGCCCGAAGGATTCAAAACCGCTATTTTGGTGGTAGACGAGCCGACGGTCTATGACGGATTCAATCAATCCATACGGAAAGATAGTTCGTGTGTGGGAACGCTCACAAGGAATTGTGGGGCTGACCTTAAACGAAACGGTCAAGGAATTATCGAACCTACCAAGCAATATAGCCGTCCACACGGCTTTAACAAGGGCGGGATAAGCGAAAGCGAAGTGTTCCCCGCCGTGAGATGTTCTTCAACCGAGGACGGAAACAACGGTATTGTATCGGGAATCCGTGTTCGTAAACTTACGCCGAAGGAGTGTTGGAGACTTATGGGCTTTGACGATGAGAGTTTTTCCCGCGCCGAGAAGGTTGTGAGTAATTCGCAACTCTACAAGCAAGCCGGGAACTCTATCGTTGTCGATGTCCTTATGGCGATATTCAAAAACTTATTTTAGGAGAAACAGCGTGAAAAAGAAAACGGAAAAACAACTACTACTCGAAGCACTTGTAGAGTCAAACGATTTGAAGCAAAGTGAAATCGCCCAAGAAAGAGACTTACGAGAGCGGGAGTTGTTGTTGAAAAAAGAAGAATTATTAAGAAAGGATAGAGTCAATATATCTCTTGAAGAATACATACGTATTACGAAAGAGAACGAATCGCTTCGCAAAACGAACGCTCATTATTCATCTATTCTTGGGAAAGTAAATATCCCGTGGAATATAATCAATGCGAACGATGTAGAAGTGATTGAGCAGTTTGACCCGAAAGAAATATCAACGGTTTACTTGATAAAAGCAAAAACATACGGGAGGGATTGTCGATGAGAAAAGTAGCAAAGTTTTTTACGATAATATTCATCGTCTCAATGTTTGCGATGTGGAGTTTTATATTTTTCTTCGTAGCAACGAGGCCCGTGGGTTGGAGAGAGATGACAATGCTCTCCTTGAAGAGTATTGAACTTGTTTCCTTCGGGTGCGCGATGTTTTTTAGCGGGAGGGATAGTTTATGAAGGGCGTTCTTGTATCAATTCAACCGAAATGGTGTCAACTCATCGCCGACAAGAAGAAAGTCGTGGAAGTTCGCAAAACCCGTCCGAAGTTGGAAACGCCGTTTAAGGTGTATATCTATTGCACAAAAGGTAAAGATTTGTTGCGAGAAGTTGATTGTTGGAATACAAAAGCAAAAATTCATACAACGAATTACAAAATAATCAATTTAGATTATTGCACAAATAAGATAGCGAACGGCAAAGTAATCGGCGAGTTTGTTTGCGATAGGATAGACGAATACACGGCGGAATTTGTCAATGACGGGGATTGCTACGAAGATGTTCGCCGTCATTGGATTGATGATGACGGCGAAGAAGATTTTGAAATAATAACAAGCAACGGTAGGGATAACCCCGAAGATTGTGAGTTGCTCAAAAATTCTTGTCTTTTTTATGCGGAATTAAAAAAATATATCGGCGAGAACTTCCACGATATACCTTTTTACGGTTGGCATATATCCGACCTTAAAACCTACGACAAGCCGAAAGAGTTGAGCGAGTTTTTTACCTCTATGGGGAAAAGACCGTCATATATGCTTGAACGCCCGCCACAAAGTTGGTGTTATGTGGAGGTGGAAAGATGACCTTCACGAAAGGAGCAGTAGAAAAATATCAATTCCGTTTCGGAGAAGAAGATGTTGTTTGTATAGACGGCAAAAAAATTCATCTTTCCGGCGGACACGCTGTATTCTTGCTTGATACGGTAAACTACACTCTTTCGGTAGAAAGCGATTGGGGCGAGTTTTGCTATCGTTGGTGCGCTTCGGATAGAGAGACTTTCAAGGCTTTAATGCTTCGAGTGGGCGGAGATTATCTTTGCAATAAAATATCGGATAGAAGTGAAATTGATTGGAAGAAAACCAAAAGACACGCAATTAAGTCCTTCTTCCGCTACGGACGTTGTAAAGATAGGGAAAAAATCAAAGAGTTTCTCAACGAAATCAATCGCGTAGACCATAACGAGATAAGATTCTACGATTTTGTGTGTTCTTACGCTCCCGATTTGTGGGAAGGCGGATTCTTTGAGAAAGATTATCCGATGAAAGCAAAGGTCATCGTGGCAATCTTTGAAAGATACTTAAAGAAAGAATTGAAGGCGGAGGTGGGGCGATGAGTTATTACATAGCGAGTTGTTCTTGCGGTAGGGATTCTATGGCGATGACGCTTCGGCTTATCGAAGAAGGAAAGCCGCTCAACGAGATTGTTTTTTATAGCAACGGTATGGACTTTGATTCAATTCTCGCAAATTGGCGAAAGATAAAGAAGAAAGCCGAGCCGAAGGGAATTAAATGCACGATGTTAGAGCCAAGTGAGCCTTTTTTATTCCGTATGTTTGATAAAATCGTGAAAAACAAGGACGGAAGCGGGTATCATCAAGGATATGCTTGGTGTGGGGGCTGTTGCCGGTGGGATACAACTTGCAAGGTCTCTATGTTGCACAAATATTGCGTTGAGAGAAATGCTTATTGTTATGTAGGAATCGCCCTTGACGAAGAGTGGAGAGTGCGAAGGGAATATCAGCCTTATAAAATCTACCCGCTTATTGAGTGGGGAATGACCGAAGAAGATTGCCTTGCGTATTGTCGCAAAAAGGGAATTACTTGGGAAGAAGAATATGCTTCAACGCCTTCGGGAAAGATTGATTTGTATGATATTCTCGATAGGGTCTCTTGTTGGTGTTGCGCTAACAAAAATCAATGGGAACTCTACAATATTTGGCGATATCTTCCGCTTTATTGGGATAGATTAACTGAATTACAAGAAAAAATTCCCCGTCCGTTCAAAAAAGGATATACGTTGTTCGACCTTGAAGAACGATTTATTAACGGTTATATTCCAAAGCATAGAAAGAAACCGAGAAGGAAGGTGTAATAATGGCAAAGTGTAAAGGCTGCCAAGCCGAAATAGTATGGATAAAAACGATAAACGGAAAGAATATGCCTTGTAACGCCGAGAAAACAACGGTCATCACGGAGAACGGCGAGACGATAACCGGGCATATTCCGCATTGGGCGACTTGCCCGCAGTTCAAAAACTTCAAGAAGGAGAAATAACTATGGCAAAGAAAAGAAAGATTGATATTCTCGATGTTCTCCCGCCCGAAGCAATCAAAGCCGTGGACGAGTTAGGGTATAAATTCCTTGCTTCAAGGGGCTACGATGTGGAAGGGGCGATAGAATCCAAAGAGAAACGAAAGGAAATCAAGAAGGCGTTGGAAACCAACGGGGAAACACTTCAATACGTTGGCGGGGTTGACAAAGAGAATAAAACAATTCTCGTGTTCTATGAAATCATCAAAGGCGGGAAGCGGATTGCGACGAGTGAAGGCTTGAAGTTTATTCCGATTATCCCGGAAGGGGGTCAAAGTGGAGAAGGACGAGAAGATATTGCGAGTGAAGAGAGACCTTCGGAATCTTCGGAAGTTGACTCATAGTATAGAAGTCTCTCTCCAAGTCAAGGAACGCCACGAAAAACGGCTTGCTTGGCTTAAAGAAAGGCAACCAACAAAGGAAGTCAAGTCCGACATAGAACAAATAGAAAAGGTGCTTGCAACCCTTGATATTGAGAAATACATAAGCAAGGCGACGGCAATCGAAGCCAAGTATATGGAAGCAATCAATAAGTTAGAGCCTTTTGATAAGACGATTATTCTCGACGGCTATATCAACGGGAAGGCTTATTGGAAGATAGGAAGGGATATCGGCTACACCGAAAGGGGAGTTCAAAAGCGGGTCAGTATCGCCATAGAACTCATCGCAAGTTATATTTAATTTACCTACACGGGGCGACATTGAAAAGTGTGTGGTCTCGTGTAGTTTTTTTTATGCAATAATGTATCGTGAAGAGTAGAATTGCTCTTTTCTAAAATAAGTGATGACGGCTCGGAAAGACGAGCGATATAGCGGGGTGGCGCAAAGGAAGCGTGTTCGGCTCATACCCGAAAGGTTGAAGGTTCGAGTCCTTCCCCCGCAACCAATAAGTTCCCCTTGGGCGTGGTTCGATTCCACAAGCGGGTAGGCGATGTTGGTAGCGTGAAGGCGCGCTTACGACATATCGGTTCGAGTCCGACTGCAAGGGTTCATAGGGGAACAGCCTTCAAACGAGCGTGTGATGTATGGGGCATACCGGGAGAAGTTTGGTGTAAGAGACCGCAAGACGGCAAGCACACTCCGGGAAGAGAGAGTTCGATTCTCTCCCCGCTCTCCAAAACCGAAGTGGTCTCCGAAAGGAGTTGCGAAACTTGTGAGTGGAATAGCGTAAAAGCGGAAACTCTCAAATTCTTTTTATAGGAGATACCATTATGGGTAGAGATGAAATGCAAAACGTAAACACGACGGAAGAAGCCGTCAAAGACCCCGCAAAAGCGAGAGTGGAACAAGAACTCGAAGAACTCAATGAGAAGATTATCAAGCTCACGGCGTTCTTATTCGGGAAGAAACTCGTCGAGATGAAACTTTCCAACCGAATGATTAACACAATGCGAGAACAGTTGGGCATTATGCAAAACTACGCTCGTATTCTTCAAGAGAGACTTGCTATTTGGGGCAAGACCGACGAAGAACTCTACGAGAAGGGTTGTTGTGTAGGGTGTTAAGGAGAGAATTATGGCGAGAGGTCAAAAGTATAACGATGACTTAAAAGAGAAAGCCCTTGCCCTTCTCGCCGTAAACAACAGCGTATCTTTTGTGGCGAAAGAGTTAGGGCTTCCAAGGTCAACGGTTAAAACGTGGAAGGAAGTCTACGACAAAGAAGCGGAAGAGAGTGGCGAACCTACTATCGCCAAACTTCGCCAAGAAAAGAAGGAAGAGTTTGTTGAAAACGCTTGGGGGCTTATCGGGAAGGTTCAAACGCTGCTTGAAAGGCGTTTGGATAGGGCTATCGGAAGCGAAAATGTGATTGACGAACTACTTGCGGAAATCACTTCGTTGGATAGAAAAGAGTTGACGGACGCTCAACGCAAATCGCTCTATATGAAGATATCGACTATCAAGGTAGAGAGCGTGAAGGAGTTGTCGGTGGTTCTCGGAACGCTCTACGACAAACAAGCCCTTGCGAACAAGGAAGCGACTTCGATTGTCGAAGGGAATATCGGCGTAAGGAAGTTTGAAGATTTATGATAACCGTTCAAGACATAATCGACAAGCGAAAGGCTCGTTGGAAAGAGAAACATAGCCTTGAATACGACAAAGAACTCGTGAAGGCTTCGGTTATAAAGATTCTTTCGACGGATTCGCTCCGGGAAGAGATAATTGCAAAGCCTTATTTGCTCGTAGAAGTGGCGTTCTACATAGTAGACAAGAAGCGAGAGACTGTTCCTTTCTTCTTCAACGAAGTTCAAACGGACTTCATCAAGCAGTTGGAGACCCGTGGAACGAGTAAGCCTTTCTTCATTTTGAAAGGTAGACAGCAAGGCTTTACGAGCGTTATTACGGCGATTCAGTTATCCTTCGCTATTGTAAGGAAGAACTTTTCGGGCTTCACAATGGCGGATAGAAGCGATAATACACAAGCCATATTCAACGATAAGGCAAGGGTGGTATATGACCGCCTACCCGATGAGTTGAAGCCTTCCGAGAAGTTTAACTCTCGAAATGAGATGTTTTTCGATAAACTCAATTCGTCGTGGCGTATCGCTACGGCTACCGACCAAGTAGGGCGTTCAAGAACATTAAACTTTGTTCATTTTTCCGAAGTTGCGTTCTACGAGTGTAGTCTTGCGAACTTGCAAAAAGGTATAGGCGAAGCAATCACGGCGGACGCTATACAAGTCTATGAGACTACGGCGAACGGATTCAACGAAGCGAAAGACCTTTGGGATAGCGGGAGTTGTCATAACCTTTTCTATGAGTGGTGGCGGAGTTCGGAATATCGCTCAACCGAGTATCAATATCTCGAAACGAAAGACCCTTGGCTCTTGGAGAGAATAAAGGTTCTTGAAGAGAAAGGCTGCGACAAAGAACAAATCACTTGGTATTGCAAGAAATATGAGAGTTATCTCGACAAGAACACTATCAAGCAAGAATACCCTTGCACTCCGATAGAAGCGTTTGTTTCGAGTGGCGATTGTATCTTCGACAAGGAAGCAATAAACAACCAAATCGCTCGTTTATCGTCCTTGCAAGAGCCTATTAAGGGCTTCTTTGAGTATCGGAAGGAGTGTATTCCTATTCACGATTCCGAAGGAAAGCAAGTTGACGTAGAGTGGAGAATCAAGGATATTGAGTTCAAGGAAACGAAGGAAGGATATATCTATCTCCACGAACAACCCGAAGTGAAGCGGGATAAAGACAAGAATATCATCGCCAAAGCCCCGTATGCAATAGGCGGAGATACGGCGGGAACGGGCGAAGATTACTTCACGGGAAAGGTTATAAGCAATCTTAACGGAAGGACGGTGGCAACACTCCGCAAACAAAGGATTGACGAAGATTTATACGCCGAGCAAATGTATTGTCTTGGGAAGTATTACCACGACGCTATCATCGGCATAGAGACGAACTACTCTCGTCAACCTACCCGAATCCTTCAAAACAAATACAATTATCCAAACCTTTATCTACGGGAAAGGTTGGATAGAATGACGGATAAGACCGAATTGGTTGCGGGATTTGAGACCACACCCAAGACGAAACCTATCATCATCGGGGAACTCGTTAGTCTTATGCGTGATGACCCTTCTATCGAAGTGGATATCGAAACTCTCAAAGAAATGACTACCTTCGTCAAGAAAGACAACGGGAAGCAAGAAGCGATAGACGGCGCTCACGATGACCTTGTTATGGCGAAGGCAATCGCACACTTTATATCAAAACAATTTACCTACCAATGGATTGAAGTTCAACCCGAAGAAAACTCTTTCATCAAGGAAAACTTCAATTACGAACCCGAAGGCGGGAATGGTGGGTTTATGTCGTGGGAGGACTACTAATGGCAAATATATTCAAGAAACTGTTTGGCAAGCGGAAAAGCCTTCGTCAAAGGGTAGAAGAGCTTGAAAAGAAGGTTGAAGAACTTTCCAAAAAGCCTACCCAAGAAGAAGAGACGGATTCCGTTCCGTTCTCCCAAATAGTTGATGAGTGGTTAAACGGAAAGGAGGGAGAAGATGAGTGAGCAAGTAGAAAAGCAAGAAGAAACTACTTCCTTGTGGGAGTTGTATCAAAACGGCGTGGCATATCAAGCAACTTGCGGATTGTCGAAGAACCTTCCGAAATTCGTCCGTTTTTATGAAGGCGACCAATGGGCAGCACCGACGAAGAACACGAAGAATCTTCCCCGCCCGGTAGTGAACATTATCAAGATGATTTGTAGGAATAAAAAGAGTGCTATTCTTGCTACTCCCGTCAAAATCGTCTATAAGGCGGAGGATGAGTTTGCTGACGTAGAGAAATTCAATCGCTTCGCCGATTATATCCAAAAGGAAATCGGTCAAGAAGCCCTTGACAAGAAGGCGATTGACGACGGCGTAAAGAAAGGCTCGTATTTCTACCATTACTATTGGGATAGCGAAGGTAAAGGGAAAGAAGGCGTAAAAGAAGGGGCGTTAAGGTGTGAAATCATCGACCCGCTTCACATCTTCTTCTCCAACCCTACGGAACTCGATGAGCAAAAGCAAAAGTGGATTCTCATTGTTTCCCGTGAAGATGTCGATAGCGTAAGGGCAAAGCGTGATTCCGACGTGGACGAAGATTCTATCGTCGCCGACGAGTTCGATAATAAATACGGAACGGTTGAGCAAGAAGGAAATAAACTTTGCACCGTGTTGACGAGATACTTCCGAAAGGACGGGGAAGTTTATTGGGAGAAGGCAACGAAGGGAACGGTTGTCAATAAGCCGAGACCGCTTGCTCCCGACCTTGAAGCGGCGGGGAAGGAACTCGGTATCGAAGAGGACGCTCCGAATAATGCTCTTCCCGATAACCACGAAGCGGAATCTCTCGTTCCCGATAGTGTAAGGGCTGACCTTTATCCTATCGTCGTGGGAAACTACGAGATACGAGAGAACTCTATCTACGGGCTTGGCGAAGTAGAAGGCATTATTCCGAACCAAAAATCAATCAACTTCAACCTTGCGATGTCGCTTCTCAACGCCCAAGAAATTGCGTGGGGGAAATATGTCGTTCTTCCCAACGCTCTCAACGGGCAAGTGATAAACAACGAACCCGGTCAAGTTCTCATCGACTACTCCAAGACGGGTCAAGGCATACGCAAGATGACGGAACAAGCGATTCAATCCGCTCCCTTGCAACTCGTTGATACCATTACACAGTTGACAAGAGTAGTTACGGGGTCAAGCGAAGTTATGACGGGCGAAACAATCGGCTCGAATATGTCGGGTGCGGCTATTGCTCAATTACAATCCCAAGCCCAACAGCCTATCGAAGAGTTGAAGGACTCTTTTTGGCTCGTTAAAGAGAAGCAAGGCAAGGTTATGGCTCAATTCTTCAAGCTCTATTATGCGAATAAAGAGTTTACATACGAAGAGACTGCGCCGAAGTTGGACGAGATGAACCAACCCGTGATGAAGAATGGCATTCCCGAAATGGAAGAACAGCAATTCACGGACGAGTTCAATAGTTCCGAATACGCAAACGTTGACTTCAATATCGTGGTCGAAACTACGAGCGGAACGAAGGCGAGTGCGGCGGGCGATATCAACGCTCTTGATGTTCTCTTGGCGAAAGGGGCTATCTCAATCAAGACCTATTTGAAGGCTTACCCGAAGGACGCTCTCTCAAATCGAACGGATATCATCAAGGGTATCGAAGAAGATGAGCAAAGCCAAGTGGTTCAGTTGACCCAAGAACTTCAAAGAACGCAAGACCAACTCGCTCAAAGCGTTCAGTTGGTTCAACAGCAAAAGGAAACGGTTGATAAGGTTGTCTCGGTTATCCAAGAGAACAATCAACTCAAAGCACTACTTGCAAGCCTTTATACGGAGTCAAAAGCGAAGCTACAAGAAGCGAATAAGCAAATAGAACTTGGCAATGCCAAGATAGCCGAAACGACGAAGGACGCTTCGGACTTCGCTCAACATATCGCAAGCGGTATGCAAGGAGGACAAGTCAATGTTATGCCCCAAATGCAAAACGGAATTACTCGTTAAGCGAGAAGGCGGGAAGATAGTTCGTGTATGCCGAAATAGGAATTGCCCGAACTGCCCCAAGTATAAGCCCGTAAAGGCAACCCAACTCAATAGCAAATAGGGAAACCTATTGTTATAACAAATATTCACGCTTTGGATAGCGGAAAAAACCAAGGAGGCTTCTATGTTAGAAGATGAAAACAAAACAGCGGAAACAACCGTAGATACGGAAGTCGATAGCCACGCTGATATCGACAAGGAAACAAAACCTTCGGAGAATGTAAACGATGTGGAGTTTACCGATTCGAGCGACGGGCAAGCGCAACCCAAGCAAGAACCCCAAAAACCCGCAAACGAACAAAATAATTCCGAAAATGCTCGCCGTCGCCGTGAAGCCGAAAGGCAAGCGGAACTCGAAAGAGTAACGAAAGAAGCGAGAGAGAAAGCCATTATCGAAGCACTCGGAGGCAAGAACCCCTACACGAACGAAGAAATGAAAGACTCCGCCGACGTAGAAGAGTTCTTGACGATGAAGGAAATAGAGAAAAATGGCGGAGACCCGTTGTCGGACTTCTCAAAACACCAAAAGGCGAAAGAGAGAGAAAAGGCTGCGAAGCAAGCCGAAATCGAAGCGAAGAAGGATTGGTATAGAAAGGATAGAGAAGATTTTGCTTCCAAACACCCGGAAGTGAACCTTGAAAACCTTATCCAAGATAAGCAATTCCAACTCTTTGCAAGCGGTAAGGTAGGCAACCTTCCGCTCTCCGAAATCTACGAAGGGTTTATGGAAGTTACGAGCGAATACGAGAAGAAGGCAAAGCAAAAAGCCAAACAACTTCTCGCAAACTCGAAATCTACACCGGGGGCTTTGTCAAGCCCGAACACTCCCGATAATGGATTCTTCACGAAAGAGCAAGTTCAAAAGATGACCCAAGAGGAAGTCGATAGGAACTATGACAAGATTCGGGCAAGTATGCGTAAATGGAAATAAAAAATATTAGGAGGATAAAACACTATGGCATACGCAAACTTTATCCCTACCGTTTGGAACGCAGGGATTGACCGTGAACTCGAAAGACTTTGTGTCTTTGTCGAGGATTGCAACACCAAATACGAAGGCAAGGTAAAAGAAAAGGGCGAATCCGTCAAGATTCTCGGCGTAGGTAAGCCTACTATCAAGAGCCTTGCGAAAGCAAACCGTAACAACGATATCGACGCTCCCGAAACTATCGAAGATACGTCGGTAATTATGTATATCAACCAAATTCGCTACTTCAACTATATGGTTGGGGATATCGACAAGGCACAAGCCGAAGGCGGTATTATGGACGCTCTCGAAGCGGAAACTTCGGAAGGTCTTGCGAACGAAGTTGACAAATACATCGCAAGTTTCGCCGTGGATTCTTCGGTAGCAAAACTTTACTCCGCACCCGTGTCGGTAAAGGCGAAGGAAGAAGAAGTGTCGGCGGCTACCGACAAATATGTTCTCGATATTATCGACGAAGCAATCGAAAAACTTCAAGAGAACGATGTGAAGTCTACCACGAAGGTGGTTATCACGATTTCTCCGAAGTTCTATCGTCGCTTCAAGAAAGCGTATAGAACGGAAGATACCGACAACAGCAAGATTCTCAAACACGGCAAGGTTGCCGAATACGGGAACGTGGTTGTCAAAGTATCGAACAACGTTCACAAGACTACTTCGGGAAGCGATACCATTGACAACATTATGATTCGCACCCAAAGAGCAATCGCATTTGCGAAGCCCTTGACCCACACCGAACCCTACCGCCCCGAAAAGAAATTCGCCGACGCTGTAAAAGGCTTCATTCTCTTCGACGCGAAGGTTGTTCGTCCGAAGGAAGTCATCAACATTCCCGTTAAGTATTAAGGAGGTAAAAGACTATGGAAGTTGTAATGAGAAATAACATCGCCAACGTGGCACTCACGGCTTTGACCGCCAACACCGCAAAAGCCCTCGAATTTTCCGAAAGCGACGATAAGATTGTCCTTGTCGTTCACAATACGGGGAATTCCGCTACCAACTTGACCGTGAAAGCGGGCAACGGTATTCAAGGCGTTTGCGACCTTGTTCTTTCCGTTCCTACGGGTGTAAACCTTGTGAAATTGGAAAGCGGAAGATTCAAAAACGTTACCGGCGAGAACAAAGGCAAAATTGTGGTTGTTTCCACGGGAACGCCTTCCGTCGGTATTGCGGCGCTTGTATAATTTACACAATAAAGAGCCTATCTACCAATAGGTAGGCTCTTTTATGCAATTCAAAGGGAAAGGCGGTTCGATTCCGCCGAATTGCCAAAACAAAAAAAGGAGGGTCCTATGAAATTAGGCGATATAAAAATCGAAGCGATGAAGTTGATGTTCGTAAACTACAATATCGACTTCCGAATTGAGCAACTTGAACAACTCGCCCAAGATGAAAACTACGGCAGTTATCTTGTGAATATGCCCGGTGCGATAAATCGCTGTTTTTCAAGCCTTGAAGAGAAGGGCGTTCTTCCCGTCAAGACTTATGCGTTAAGCCCTTCCGAAGCACTTGCAAGCGGTTCTTTTTTGCGTTTTGACCTTGCTTCTCTCATTGATGACTTCTTCGATATTGAAAGGGTTGTCTATGAGAACGATAATGAAGAGTATATCGGCGATTATGAGTATCGAAGAGAAGGGAATGTGATAGTTCTTGCCAACATCGGCGAAGGCGAACGCTACACGGTTTTATATAAACCGAAACTCGAACGAATCACGGCCTCCACCGAAAACACCTACGAGATACCTATTCCCGATAATATCGCTTCGCATATTCCGTATTTCATCAAGGGAGACTTGTATAGAGATGACGAGCCAAACGAAGCGAGTGAAGCAAGGAATTGGTATGAAGCGGCTATGGAAGGGATAACGGAGTCAAAGGTCAATAAGGTCAATAGAGTGCAAAGTATCTATTCTCAAACGGAGATTTAACGATGAGAGCGAATACCAACATTGTCTTAAAAGAAAGACTCCAACTTCAATTAACCGACTTCAAGGGGGTTGATTTCTCTTCATCGCCCCTTCGGGTTCAACAAAATAGGGCTTCGGATATGTCGAATTTCATCAACGAATACGGCGTAAATAAGAAGCGAAACGGGTGGAACGAACTCTTCCGAATAGAGATAAACCGTATTCCGCAACGAATAAACGGGGTTTTCTACTATGTCAACGGAGAACGAAAAGAAATGCTCGTTCACGCCGGGAAGAGATTCTACCGAATTATCGAAAGCAACGGAACTTATACCCCGCAAGATATAACACTCTCGTCCACTTACGAAGAAGCGAAATGCAATTTGAACCTTTTGAAAGACCAACGAAGTCAAGCCTTCTTCAATAAGGGTAAGGTTTATATCATCGGTTGCGGAGATTACCTTGTCTATGGTTCGTGGAACGGCGGGGAGACTTATGAACTCCGTAGAGTGTTCGATAACGAAGATACCTACATACCGACCACGACAATCTCAATCGACGATGACTCCATAATCGAAGATACAAGAGCAAGTCTTGACGATGTAAATTGTCTTTCTTCGAGACGAATCAATCAACTCTTGGGAACGAGTGCAGGGAGCGCCACTTGGACGGTTGACACGGGAAGTATTGACGAGAACACCACCGTAAAGATTGTGCTTGAAACAATGAACGGCGAAGAGCCGATAACGAAGAATATCACGAATAATGGCGGAGATAAAAAAGTCCTTTACGACGGGGCGACGGCGGTAGGGAATATTGACTTTGCAAACGGCAAAATCACACTCTCGATTGCGACCACTCCGCAAACGGAAAACCGAGATAATATCTTCGTAACCTTCAAACACAAAACGGAAGGCTATTCCGAGCGTATAACGAATTGCAACTTTGGGATATTGTTCGGCGTTAGCGGTAATACGGATAGGTTGTTTTTAAGCGGAAACTCCGATTATCCCAACGTAGACTTCCACTCGGAAATGGACGATTACACCTACTTCGGAGACCTTAACACGGCTTCAATGGGAAGCGATTCGGTTGCGGTCAACGGGTATGCGAGATTGTCCGACAGCACTCTTGTAATTTACAAAGAAGAGACGGGGCAAGAAGCAAGTATTTTCTATCGAACGGGTTCTTATCAAGAATACTACGATAATGCGGGAAACCTTGAATCAATCCGTGGTGTGTTCCCGACTTCCGCCGGGAGTATCGGGGAAGGCGTTGTAAGTAGACACGCTTGCGTGAACTTTGCGGGCGATAATCTTATCTTGTCTCATAACGGCGTATTCGGTATTGTTTTGGCGAACAACGTAGCGACTACGGAAAGATACACGAGAGAGCGAAGCCGTTCTATAAACGAAAGGCTGCGAACTCACGGGGATTTGTCCGAAGCGGTTGCGATTGTTTATAAAAACCGTTATTATCTCGCCCTTGACGGCGTTTGCTACATAGCCGATTCAAGGTTCAAATACACAAGGGAAGATGATATTGACGGCTCGTATAATTATGAGTGGTGGTTTTGGGAAAATGTTCCCGCAAGAGTGTGGGCGAACATCAACAACAAACTTTACTTCGGAACGCCCGACGGTCAAGTGTGCGTGTTTGATAACGAATACACGGATAGAACCTACCAAACAACCGAAGCGGGCGACTTGGCTCTCGATATCGTAAACAACAAAATCTCTTACAATTCCAACATAAGAGTAGGGCTTATCGAAAACGATATTATCAAGTTCTCTACGAGCGGGATATATTCTCTTTACTTGGATAATTTCAATGTAGAGAACAACCGAATCTATGTCTCGGAAGAAGCGATTGCGGGTATTCAAGACGGAACGGAAGTTTATGCGGATAACATAAGCGGAAGCAACCTTTTGACGAATACGAAGTATATTGTAGCCGAAGTTGACCGTGGCGATTGCTCGTTTGTTCTTACCGACAGCGACGGCGAAGAGATAACGCTTGATAATTCGTTTAGGCTTTGCAAGTTGCTATCGGGGAAAGAATTGTATATCACGAACGTCTTGGAGACTTCGTTTCAACTCAAAGAAAGGAAGGGCAATACCGCTCTCACGCTGACGAGTTATAACGGAGCAACGCCAACGAGTATTATTGCGAAGGTCTCGCATAAAGAAAATGTCGTTGCGAAGTGGTATACGCCCGTGTTCGACCTTGGAACGAACGAATCGAGCAAAACGCTATTAAAGATGACTATATCGACGGAAGCGGAAGTCAACGGGAAACTCTCTTTCGGCTACGAGACGAGAAATGCGAGTAAGTTCATCAATGCGAAGGGTATCAACGTATTCTCGTTTGACAACTTCTCCTTTGAGAACTTTTCCTTCGACACGGGCTTTGCGAACAGTTATTCGGTCAAGGTCAACGAGAGAAACTTCAACTTCATTATATTCCGATTTATTTCGGATAGCGATAGTGATTGCGCCGTCAATAATTTCACTATCATCTATAAAATCAATAAGCAAAATAAAGGAGTAGAGTAGTATGGATAGAATCCAAAAGGTAAACGCCGAAGTCAAATCGGCGATTCAAAGAAAGTCCGCCTACACGCTACCCAACAACCCTACCGATTCGGGGTGGAAAGCAAACGATATCCGAAAGGCTTTTTGGCAACCGATAATCGACAATGCGAACTCGGCAATCACGGAAATAGACCGTGTAGTTGATGAAGTCAACGGCTACCTTAACTATGCGGTCAAAGGGCTTGACAGTATCGTGAGTGTTGCGGGTAGTTATTACCACTCTTCCACGGGCTTAATTTATACCTTGTCCGAAGAAGGCTTTGTGGTAAGCGGGTATGAAGGCGAAGAGGTGAGTTTTGCCGTTCCCGCTCATATCTATCACGACGGTCAATACGTGAAAGTGGTAGGGATAGCGGGGGAAGCGTTCAAAGGAAAACCGATTGAACACATCGAGATTCCCGAAACGGTTGAGACAATCGGCGATAGCGCGTTCGCTTCGTGTATGAAACTTGCTACCGTAGTCTTTAAGGGAGAAGCGGAGTTAGGAAGCGGAGTGTTTGGCTCTACAAACACAGTCTATACCGTTCCGAAGGAATATTTGACCGCTTATCAATCGTCTCTTGCAAGTTATGTTTTGAGCGTGGAAAACCAAGTTCGTGGGGTAAACACGGTAGAGAATAACGCAAACGATATCGCTATCCTTTATAGAGATAAACTCTATAAGATAACGACCACGGCGGGCAATCAAAGAGTTTATACTATATCCACTTCGGGGGCGCAAATCACGAGAGAGTTGACCGCAACCCCGAAGGCGGGCGAAATCCCGCTTTATAATTCGGGTGGTAGAATTAAAACGGGGAATCCCTTGGAAGATGACGATTCTACGCCGAGAAGTTATGTGGAAAGTAGGCTTTCCGATATGGGTGCATACATAGCCTTTACGATAGACCCTACGACTTATAAGATGACGCTTCAATTAAAAAATGAGAGCGGGCAAGTTTTGAGTTCGGGGGTTGTAGACCTTCCGCTTGAAAGTATGATTCTTGGGGCGAGGTATGCGAACGGGGTCTTGACTCTCAATATCAAAACTGCCGACGGGTCTATGAATAATACGACAATCGACGTAAACATTTCCGACCTTATATCGGGCTTGGTAAACGAAGAGACTTTTGAAACGGAAGTAGAAAGGCTCGATGAGAGAATCGACGATACGAATATCGAACATCAAGCGCTCGTAAATGAAGTGGCTCAAAAAGAGATTTACGCCCACGCTGCTTTCCACTCCGAAGAAGCGGAAACGGCGAGAAACTTCACGAAGGGCGGAAAGATTGATAAGAAGTTCCGTGAAATCGAAGCGGGCGGCGGAACGAACCTTTCTCTTTCGCTCGATAGCGATTATAAGTTGACCGTCAAACTCTTGAATAAGAAAGGCGTGGTTATCGCTTCGGGTATGGTTGACTTGCCTATCGAAAGTCTTATCACGAAGGCTTCTTATAGCAATAAAATACTCACGCTTACCTTCCAAAGCGGAGACACCTTGAAGGTGGATATATCTTCGATTGTGAGCGGGCTTGTTCCCGACTCTCGAAAGATAAACGGACACGCTCTCACGAGTGATGTGTTGTTGTCGGCTTCCGATGTCGGGGCATACGGGAAGGAAGAAACCTACAATAAAACGGAAGTATCGAATCTTTTGGGTTCTCAAAAGCAAGAAATTCTTGTTTCTATCGAAGAACATCAAATCGTCGGTTACGCCTATATGTCGGCGGAAGCGGAGAAGGCAAGCGGATTTATCAAAGGTGGGGCGATTGATAAAGAAATAAAAGCACTCAAAAAAGAAATTGCAACCCTTAAAGAAGGGAATTAAAAGTAGGAGGATAAAATAATGCTTTTAGAAAAAACGAAGATTTATGGCGTAGATAAGGTAGGGCAATCAAGCCCTACGCTGACGAGAACGGATTCCGCTGTCGGGCTTGGTTATACCGTCGGAACGAGCGAGATTCAAAGCGACTTTGATAGTTGCTATCCTTGGTGTGAGATGAAGGAAATCACGGACGAAAACGGGAACGTGTTCATCAAGATTCCGAAGTTTTATACCAAAATCACGAAGAACTCGGACGGCACTTTCAAACATCAAATTTCGGGTTGCCGTTACGACGGCTTCGGAACGCTCTTTGTGGACGGCAAAGGAAACGAAATCGACTACATTCTCGTAGGTAAATACGAAGGTAGTTATGATTCCGAAAAATCGAGAATGATGTCAAAGAGCGGTCAAACCGTTAAGGTAAATATCACGCTCCCGAACTATCGTAATGCGTGTATGGCGGTGGGCGAAGGCTATCAGCAATACGACTTCTTGATTGACGCTATCATCAAAGAGTTGTTTTTGATTGAGTTCGCCACTACGCATTGTCAATCCATTATGGCGGGGTTCACGAGCGGGAATAATACCGCCGCCCTTATCACGGGTCATACCGACAAGGTTAAAACCCCTTCGGGTTCGTATAACAACAACCACGACCTTGAAACTGACCCTTGGACGGACACGACTTGCAACACCGACGGCGTTCACGCTTGCAAGTATAGGGGGATTGAAAACCCTTGGGGAAACACTTGGACTTGGTGCGACGGTATCAATTTCAACAAGGAAAAAATTTACATTTGCGAATCGCCGACGGAATATGCTTCGGATAAATACGACGCTCCCTATTCTTATATGGGCGATAGAGTTATGGCGGACGGATATGTAAAAACGGTTAAACCTTTCTCGAAGAATCCGCTCATCGGGTATACTTCGGAGATTGGTGCAAATGACAACACTCACTATTCCGATTATCATTATCAATTAGAGACCGGTACCGTGCTGCTTTGCGGTGGGCGTTGGGGCAACGGTGCTTATGCCGGTTTGTGGAATTGGGATGGTAACTACTCTTCGTCCTTCGCTGGCGGTAGCATCGGCGGTCGCCTTTGTTATAAACCTATTTAAGAGAGGGATAAAAAGGGAGACACTTCTCCCTTTGGTATAAATAAAACAATATAGGGTAGCGTGTGCCACCCGTGCTGAATTGCGGTGGGAATTGGAACAACGGTGCTAATGCCGGTTTGTGGAATTGGAATGGTAACAACTCTTCGTCCAACGCTAACGGTAACATCGGCGGTCGCATTTTAATCGAAATATTTATGTAGCACACGCAATCCTTGCCCCTTGGCAAAAAAGACTTCGCAAATAGGGCGGTTTAGTAGGTCAATTCTCGAAAGACCGTGAGGAGATTAAAAGGTATGAAAAGAGTAGGTAATATATATGAGAGAATGTGCGATTTGAATTTGATTCGATACGCCATACGAAAAGCGGCGCAAGGGAAAACGCATAAACACTATATAGCGAAAGTCCTTGCGAACGAAGAAGAGTATGCTATGAAAATACGGGATATGCTCGTAAACGAGACGGTTGAATTAAGCCCGAATCGCCAAATCGAGATATACGACCACTCTTGTATGAAGCAAAGGTTGATAACCGTTCCGAAGTTCTTCCCCGACCAAATTATCCATTGGGTTTTGATACTTGTGATAGAGCCGATTATTATGAAGGGTATGTATCGGTTTAACTGCGGGAGTATTCCTTCCCGTGGCGGTTTGGAAGCAAAAAGATACGTGGAGAGAGCGTTGAAAGACGAGAAGGTTCGCTATGTGGCGAAGTTGGATATTTCCAAGTTCTTCAATACGGTTGACACGAAGATTCTTCTTTCGATGTTTGAGCGGAAGATAAAGGACAAGAAGGTTATCGACCTTATAGAAAAGATTCTTAAAAACGGCGGAGAAGGTTTACCTATCGGGTATTATACTTCTCAATGGTTTTCAAATTTCTTCCTCGAAGGGTTCGACCACTTTGTAAAGGAAGAGTTGAAAATAAAATACTACGTCCGCTATGTGGACGATATGGTGTTGCTTGACACAAATAAAAGGCGGTTGCGAAAGGCAATCGTGGAAATCGAGAAATATCTTCGAGAGATAGGGTTGAAACTTAAACCGAACTACCAAGTATGGAAGGTGCATAGTAGACCTATTGACTTCGTTGGCTTTCGGTTTTACAAAGAGAAAACCCTACTTCGGAAGAAAATCTTTTTTCGATTATGCCGCCGAGTAAGGAGCGTTAAAAAGGCGAATTATATCACGGTTCATCAAGCCCAAGGTATATTGTCCTTGCTCGGTTGGCTCACTCATATAGACGGTTGCAAGTTCTATAAAGAAAACATATACGACTATGCGCCGAAGTGGAAATTAAAACAAATTGTGAGCAATCACGCAAAAAAACAAAATTCGGAGGATTCAAAGTATGAAAAGATTCAGCAAAGAAAAATGGTTACAATCGGCTAACGAGCAAATCGAGAAGGGTATTCTTTCCCAAAGAGAAGTAGATGACGCTTGCTCTAATTGGGTAGACGGACTCGACGGCAAGACGGAAGAAGAAGTCAAGGCAAGCGGTTTTAACGTTGCCCGTGATGATTGGTTTGTATGATGAAAATTACCGTTGAAAATATATGCCAAATTTGCGAGAAGAAGGGCTGTAAAGAGCCTTGCGAGAAGTGGTATGATTGCTTTGAAGGGAAACCCGTAGATTTTGGCATAGTAGAAGAAGGAGAAGAAAAATGAAAAAAACAAAATTCTTTTTAGGTCTTTTTCTTGGTATTATCCTTGGGGTTTTGCTTGCTGTCGGGGTTTATTTCCTTACCGTAGGCGAAGTTGCTTGGAAGCAATACCTTGAAGAAAAACTCGTTCCCGCTGCGACGGCGACAATTTCTTCGCTCTTGCTTATTTATCTTGGCATTATGCCCGTATTAAAAAAGGTTATAAATACTACTTCGCTTTTCAATAAGGCGACGGACGGCGTAAATACCACCGCTCAAAACGGGAAAGAGATGAGCAATAGCATTGAGCAATTCAAGGCGGAGATTACTCAATCGTTTACCGAAGCGGTAGAAGCGGGTGTTGCAACAATGAAAGAGCAAGACGAACGAATCAAACGCATAGAACAACATTCCGCTAACACGGAAGAGATTTTAAGAATCGGGTTCGGAAATACGGAAGAACTTGTAAATAAAGGCTATGCGACGGAGATTGCGAAGGTGGGTGCGAACAATGAAGAAGTTGAAACGTAATCTCGTATTTCTCTACATCGGCAGTTTTCTTGTGTCTATCGCCCCACTCTTGGCGGTGTTGATAACCCGTTGGAATGTCTATACAAAGACGCCCGGAGATACGGTTAAACTATGTATCGGCGGTGTGATTTGTCTATTCTTCATTTTCTTGAAGGTTATAGGTAAATTAAAAATGCCGAGCCGAATCGTGTTGTTCGGTGTAGTTTTTGCTTTGGTATACTTATTAAAAGCGATATTAGATGACCTTCTACTGTTGAGCGGTATGGCGTTGGCGGGAGAACTTTTCGATATGTTGTTCTTCCAAATGGCTATTCGTCGCACGAAGGAGCGTATCTTAATAGACAAAACTTCGACGGCGACTTCGGAAAAGGTCGAAGAAGTTATCAAAAAATACATAGGGAGAGTATAAGGTATGAACGAAAAAGTAAAAGACTTTTTTAGACAAAATCTCGGCTATTTTATAGTTGGGTTTGTTTCACTCGTTTACATCTTGACCGCCTTCCTTACGATTGACGAGACCGGGAAAACGGCTACGCAAATCATAGCGGACGGTGCTATTGCGTTCCTTCTCGGTCTTTTCATCAATCGTATTTTCGAGTTGCAAGGTATGATGAACGGAGACCGTGAAGAGAGAGTTAGCGCAACGATTGAAGAACACGGAAAAATCGTTTTGAGAGTGTCTCCATACATTGACAAACTTGATAGTTGGTGCGAAAAGGAAAACGAGAAAAACTATAAACTACAAAGAACGAAGATTCTTGCTCGTGTCGGGTTGAAATACGACGATTGCTTCGACGAAAACGGTGTGGCAAAGATATGGAAGCCCGACGAGAAACGCTTGAAAGATAAGGTTCTCCGAAGGGCGGAGTTGAAAAGGTTGGCGGGCTTTTATAAAGCCGTAAACCTTAAACTCACGGCTCTTTCGGGTGGAGAACTTACGAGCGAAGGCGGGAAGCAAGATGACCCTTACTTTATGGGTAGAACGAAGGCTCAATATAGAACGCAAACGAGTATTTGGGATAGCGTTTCCAAGTTCGGAACGGCTCTTATTTTCGGATATTACGGCGTAACACTCATTGAGAACTTCAACTACGCAAGGCTTATTTGGACTACCTTGCAAGTGGCGTTATTCCTTGCTATGGGCGTAATCACGATGTTCAAAGCATACAACTTCGTTGTGGACGAATTTAGGGGAAGAATCGTCAAGAAGATTGATAATCTTCAAAAGTTCGATAATTACATCAGCGCTCTTCCCGTAGAAGAGCCGAAGCCCGTCGAGAAACAAGAAGAACAAAAAGACGAGCAAGAAGAAAAACAAGAAACCGAAGGAGGAGATGAATAATGGTAGGATATTATTCTTCGGGCGTAAAACTGCCAAGCACGGGTGGAAACAACGCCAATGAACCTATTTGGAAAAAACTCGGATATCCGTCCGAGCAAGCATACTTAAACGCTGTTGGTGGTGGTTCGTCGCTTGCAAATTATGTTGCCCCGCCGATAGCGACAAGCAAACCGATTCTCCAAACGCCTTCGTTGGAAAATTATTTCAACGGAAATGTGAGTAGGGTAAACGGCGGAATCGCCGGTGGTGGAGTTACCGATGAAGGGGTTATTTCGCCCGATGTTGGAATTGATAATTCTACGTTCAACAACATCAACGCACCTTCCACGGGAAAGTCTACAACGGAAACGAAACACGCAGAGCCTACACCTACGGCGGGAGTAGAGAATAAGGAAGAAAACAAAGAACCCGCAAGCGGGGCAGTTCCCGAAACGGGAAACGAGCCGACGGGAACGGGAAGCAATTCTTCGGGCGAACCCGTCGAAGGGTCAAGAGAATGGTGGAACAAATTCTACGATGACCAAAAGAATATGCTTCTTTCGCTTTATGCGGGAACGCAAAAGAAACTCGACGATGAGAAGAAAAACTCTCAACAAGCGGCGAGTATTACCTATGACAAGTTGAAGAAATACCTTCCTACGCAAATCAAGGCGCAAGGTCTTGGCGGTCTCGGTGTGAGCGAGTCTACTATGCTTCAAGCCCAAAACAACTATGTCAACCAAATGGGGAATATCGGTTCGGAATATAGCGCAAACACGGCGGAGTTAGAATCCCAAAAAACGAGTGCTTTGAGCGAACTTGAAAATTATCGTGCCGATACGCTCGACGGGATTCAAACCAAAGAGTGGCAAACCGCCTATGAAAATGCAACGGTATCTATCGACAATAGCGGAATCTTCGACCAAGAACAAATGACTTCTTTTGTTGAACAGTTTAAGGGCAAGGTAAGCGATTCTCAATTCAATGCTCTCTTGGCTCGTGGACAGTCCGTAGCAACGGCGAATAAGCAATATCGTGATGACATCGCCGAAGAAGAAGCGAAGAAACAACAAAAAGAAGAAGCGGCGAAAGAAGAAACGAAGAAGCAAGAAGCGCAAGATAAAATAGTTAGTTTCTTAACGACCAACTATGAAGGTATTGAAGATTGGGCGGGTGGATTGGCTTATCTCGAAGCAAACGAAGGCGCTTTCGTCAACAAAGAACTCTACAACAACTTGCATAGTGCGTATTCAAGCAAACTTACCGCTCAACAAGAAGCCGAAGCAAAAGCGGAAGCCGAAGCAAAGCAAGCCGAATACGACAAGAATGTTATCGAAGGGAAGCAATATGTTCGTAGTTCGGTTGTGGTATGGGCTGATTCCGACGGAGCTGAAAAATCAAAATCTTTCTCGGCAAACTATCAAATCACGGGCGAAGCGAGTGGCGATGATGTAAACTCGTCGGAGTTCAAGGCGGGGTTAAATGCTTTGGGCGCTTCCGGACCGAGTTCGTCGAATCTTAAAAATGGAACGGTAATCCAAGTAACGCAAGATAGCGGTTGGGAGTGGATTGATAGTGTATACAACTACACCTTCGGTCTTATTCTTCCAAAAGGAGACGCAGTTCCTTCCGTTACGACGAAGTTCATTTACTATAACGGAAAATGGTATAAGTGTAAACAAGTATAAAGGAGAGAATTATGTCTACCTATAAAATGACTCCCGCCGAACGAAGAGCAAGAGCGCAAGCAATAGTGAAGGCTCGTGAAAACCGCTCGATTTACTTGCAATATCAAGAAGCGATTAAGGCTCAACAAGAAGCCATAAAAGAACAGCAAGAAAAAGAGCGGTTGGAATCTATATGGGCGGAAAACGACAAGAATAGTAAAAGTTGGCTTGTTCGTGGGCTTTCCACGATAGGCGATATCGCCGCAAACGTTATCACGGGCGCGGTTAAAGGTCTCGAAGGTATCTACGACCTTGGGGCGGGTATTGTCGGTGCAGTAGGCGGTATTTTTAGCGATGACTTCCAAGACGATGTTCAAAAGCATATCGCCTACGATTGGACTTCCGAAAATATCGGCGACCCTATGCAAGAATGGTTTAAGTATTCTTACACGAAGGACGGGGGTATCGTCGAAGGCGTTGCAAGTGGTATCGGACAAATGCTCCCCGCCGTTGCTATCACGGTAGCGACGGGCGGTGCGGGGGCGGGTTCTATGGTTTCAACCGTAGGACAAATCGCAAGTCTCGCATATACGGGCGTGAGTGCGGCGGGTAATGCAACCGAATCGGCGTACCAAGACGGTGCAAGCTATTACGGTGGTCTTGGCTATGGTGTGGCTTCGGGTGCGGTTGAAGTTGCAACTGAAAAACTTTTCGGTGGGGCTACGAAGAATGTGTTCGGTAAAGGTATGCTTGATGACGTTGGCAAGTCTATCGCCGATACGGGCATAAAGAGAGTGGCGAAGAACGCTCTCGAAGAAGGTATCGAAGAAGTTGTTGCGGAAGTTGCGAACCCTGCCTTGAAGGCTATTTACAAAGGAAAGGACGCTTTTTCGGAATACGGCGACGGAGAATATTGGAAGGGCGTTGGGAAAGCGGGGGCTATTGGCTCACTCGCTTCTCTTGCGTATAGCGGAACGGTGGGCTATGGTCTTGCCAAGCGTGGCAAAGGCTATGTCGGCTCGGAAGCCGATATCAACGATAGCCTTCACGAAATCGAAGGGCAAAAGAAGAAAGCGAACAATCTTTTTGCCGACGATAGGCTCTCCGATGAGAACGCTGCGAGAATAACCCAAAATCTCCAAGGGAACTATCAAAACATTGAGAAAACCTTAAAAAAGGCAACGCCCGAAAAGAGAGCGAACCTTATCAAGAAGTTTAGCCTTGAATCGGCGTTTGAAGCCGACGGAACAATGAAGGCGGATTTTGCTTCTACACTCGACTTCACGAAACAAGCCGAAGCCATAACCGAGAACGGCGTGAACGGCTCGGAAAATGCGGTTGCAATTCTTGATAGAAGGTATATTAACCCCGATTTAATCGGGCAAGATAGCAAGGTCAACAACACTCTCTCCGTGGCTACGGAAGGTTTACGCCAAGCCTATATGAAAGAGCATAACGCAACCCACGAGCAAGCGGTTGAAGCGGTCAAGGATATTACCGCCTTCAAGGGCGAACTCTCCGACAAGGGGAAGGCTTCTTATTCCAAGTTCAAGAAAGGGTTAAACTACCTTAACGGCGTGAGCGGTCATACCGTAAATATGGTTGTCGTGGACGAACACGACAGTTTTAACGGAAACATCTCCGATGACACAATCTACATAGGGGCGGACACCTTCGAGAATGATTCGTGGGCGGGGGTTCTCGTTCACGAATATACGCACTTTGCGGAAGGAACGAAGGAGTATGCGAAACTCGTCCACTATTTGAGAGAAAATCAAGAACTCTCGGCGAAGGCTATCAAAGATGTATTCGGAAAAGGCTATGGTTTTACCGTAGAAGAAATCGAAAAACTCTACGATAAATTCGAGAAGGGCGAAAAGTTGACGGAGAGCGAACTTCAAACGCTTACCGTCTATGAAAGTGAGTTGGGCGCACACTTAACCGAAAACCTTTTAGGGAACGAATCTTTCATTGATAGACTTGTAGGCAAGGAAACGAAACTCGCCGAAAAGGTGTTAAATAAGATTACCGACCTTAAAAAGATGTTTGAGCGAATCGGAAACGCCGAAGCGAGGGCGGAATATAAGAGAATCAAGAAGGCGGAAAAGCTCTATCTCGGTGCGGTAGAAAAAGCGGGTTATGCTTATATCAATAGGAAAATTGTTGCTTCCCGCCGTAGAGAAGAGATTGACGCAAGCGAAGAAATTGAGTATAATAGAAAAAAGACCCCGTATGTTCAATGGAAATCCGACGCTCTTGCTTGGGCGAACAGTTCGAGAACGAAAATCGGGGATATGGATAGCGGTTCGGATTCTCGCTATATCTATTTCTATGAAGCAATCGACCCCGACAATGACGGTAGGGCTACCGATTATAGGGTGGTTGCGAAGGTTTCTTTTGCTAATAAAAAATTGATTGACGAATGGGAAGCGGAGGTTGAAGCGAACAATGAAAGAAATTACGCTAAAAGAAGTAACACAATCGTTTATGAAAGTGCTGATGAGTATGCAAGTACAAGAAAAGAATATAAAGGCGATAACGCAACTTTTGTGGAACAATCTTCAAGGAATGGACGAGGTAGTGAAGTTCATCAAGGAGAACCCGGAAGCGACGGAAAGCGAAATACTCAAAAAGGCGACGGAAGCAGCGAAGGCGTAAAGTATTCTCTCAAAGAATCCGTAGAGAAAGATGTTCTCGCTTACTACGGGTCTACTTATAGTTGGGCGGAAACGGGATATATCTTCAAAGACGGAACGAGACTCGACCTTTCAGGGCGTAGAGACGGTGCTTCGGGCGGGCGTAGAACCGTAGACCATAGAGATATCTTCGATGTCTATGAAGATATTGACGGTGGCGAAGCGATGATAGAGTTTATGTCTCGTGGGAATATCCGTGTTAGTCCTGAAAACCCCGGCATAAACTTGCAAGTTGAACCTACCGCCGAGCAGTATCGTCTTATCCAAGATATGGTAGAAAGGCTCGGTTGGAAGGAAGAATATTTCTCGGTAGACTTTGATGATTCAAACGGAGATACTGTCGAATCGTTGACCTACGAAGGGAAGGTTTCCGCTCGTAAAGTTGTGGCGGATATCAAGTATTATTTCAAAGAAGGCAAAATCCCTTATCAAAGCGAACTTTCTCAATTTAGATATTCCTTAAAAGATAAGGAGTATATGCAAGCCGTAAATGAAGGCGACGTAAAAACGGCGCAAAGACTTGTAGATGAGGTTGCAAAAAAGGCGGGATATACCATTAAGGCGTATCACGGAACTCTTGCAAAAGATTTTACGGAGTTCAAAAAATCGTTTATTGGAAGTAGATTCTCTTTTGACGAAAAAGGATTTTTCTTTATAGACCGCAAGAGTATCGCCGATGATTATGCTCATTCGGAGTTCGATTCAAAGAAGAAAGGACGAGTTTTAGAAACTTACTTAAAAGTCAAGAAGCCGTTATATGTCGATTCTCAATATGCTCTTCGTGAAGGGCTTGGGAAAGTGTTTAGAGATGATGACGCTATCGGTGTTTGGGATAATTACAACGCTTTTCTTCTCGAAGAAGCGGAAACGAAAAATGTAGACGGGATTATCATTGATGACGGAATGTCGAAGATGATAGTTGTTTTTGACCCGAATCAAATTAAGTCGTCGGAAGCAATAACTTACGATGACAAAGGGAGAGTGATTCCCTTATCTGAAAGGTTTAATCCGTCAAATAATGATATAAGATTTTCCTTGAAAGATTCTAACGGAAACAGTCTTACGGAAGAACAAGCAAAGTTTTTTGCCGATTCCAAGATTAGAGACGAGCAAGGGAATCTTCGTGTTATGTATCACGGCACGGCTAAAAATTTTAATACATTCTTGCGTTCTAAAATGGGGAAAAATGGTCTTAATCTCGGTGAAGGTTTTTACTTCACGCCAAACAAAGACCAAGCCGAAGGGTATGCGGAAGGAAAGTCTCCACGCATTATGGAAGTGTATCTCAATGTTAAGAATCCGCTTTCTCGTGAAAATTCGCTGTCGAAGAACGAAGAGGCTATGGCTTGGATATATAAAACAATCGGGGAGTATCATAGCACCGAGTTTATCGACGGTATGACCGAAGGTCTTGTCGGTTCGATTGAACTCATCAAAGAATATACCGAAAAGACGGGGGAAGGGGTTGACGAAATACTCAAACGCTTTGGTTACGACGGTATTGACGCTGTAAATACATTTGTGGTTTTTGACAGCAACCAAGTAAAATATACAACCAACCAAAAACCTTCACAACGAAGCGATATGAGATATTCGCTCAAAAACTCCGAAGGGGAAACATTAACCGCCGAACAAGCGGAATACTTTGCGAAGAGTAAAATCCGTGATAGCAAAGGGAATCTTCTTGTCGTTTACCACGGCAGTAAAGCAAACGCAACCGTTTTTCAAAAAGAGTATATATCTTCTTGGAATATGTTTGGTAGGGGGTATTACTTCACTTCGTCCAAAAAGAGAGCGGAACACTTTGCGAAAGGAAGTCTTAAAAAAGTATATCTCAATATTGAAAACCCCTTCTTTGCGAATAAACGAGAATGTCTCGATTTGTTGTATGCGGAAATAAATAATACACAAAAAGACATTGAAGAGTATTCGGAAGAGAAAGGCGTAGGCGGAAGAGAGTTTTTCAAGATATGCAATTATTTAGACGATATAGGCGTTGATGTATCTAAAATTCTTCAAGACCTTGGTTTTGACGGTGTGTATTACGAAGGATATGAAGATATTGAAGTTGTAGCCTATGAGTCCAACCAAATCAAACTTACCACAAACGAAACTCCGACGGCGAGCGATGATATTCGTTTTTCCCTTAAAAACAATCAAATACGCGCGCTTGAAAACCGTGGGGTAAAAGGCGATTCTCTTCTCAATGCTATTGACCTTGCCGAAGAGATTCTTGCGGTAAACGGCGAAATAACCGATGACGGGAAAGCGATAGTTTATCACGCTACTTCTTTGGAAAACGCTCACAAAATTATCGGAAGCGGAAAAATGTTCGGCAAAGAAGATAATCTCTTCTTCTCAACGAAAGCGGACGGGGAAATTCTCGGTTACGGCGATTCGATTGTTGAAGCACAAATCCCGCTTGAAAAACTTCAATTAAACGACGTATTTGCCGAAGAAGTTCATTTAACAATGTCGGTCAAGCCGAATACTTTGACGAATATTCGTTTTTCGTTAAAAGATAAATACTTCTATCGTCTCACGGACGGACAAGTAAAGAAAGCACTTGCGAACTATACCAAATTTAAGGTCTACTCGAAGGTTGACGCTGAAAGCATTATCAATAATGTTTTGGGGAATTATATGTCCTTCGGGGAATCCTATGGCGTTATTTCGGGTAAGACGAAGAACGAAGTAATTGAAATGCTTTGGCGTGGGTTGAATACCGCCGAGCCGGGGAGACAAGCGAAGGTTGCTCTCGATATAGCGGAATATATCCTTCAAAACGCTGTTCTTGAAAACATCTACGAAGATGATTCTAACCAAGTCTATATTGATACAATCCAAGTCTTGAAGCCGTATCTTCATAGTATCAACCTTAATGGTATCAAGGGCGATATTAAACATAAATACGATAGAGACAACAGCCCGTATTTGCTGTGGGGTAAGAGAAAAGAACACGGCGGGAAGGGCGCTGACGTAATCGCTATGGAACTCGAAGAGCAGGGGTTTTATATCGACGGTATCAACGAAGCGGATATTTTCTTCCAAATCGACACGGCTTATAGGGAAGCGGTTGCCGCTCTCAAAAAGCAAGCGAAGGAACTCCTTGATTCTTCTTTATCCAAAGAAGAAAGGTACGAACTCAAACAGCAAATCGCAAAGGAAGTCCTTCGTGGGTTTGATTATCAAGGTAAACCTTCAAAACTTGCCGATATTGCAAAGACCTATTCCGATAAAGCCAAGTTTTGGAAGGATAAATACTACGACGAACGCAAGAGAAACACCGTCATCAATAGGCTTCTTGATAGTGTTCAAAAAATCAAGGATATTAAACTCGGAACTTTCCTTAATGCTACGCAGTTCAAGAGTGAGATATTCAAAGGCTCGATTGAAAAATTATCAAGTATCAAATACCGTGGCGACCTTAACAAGAGCGGAACGAGAAAAATCGTAGCGGGGCTTCAAGAATGGTATTCCAAAAACAATCCTATGCTTGAAGGGGTATTTGATGAAGAAATTGCTTCCATTCTCGAAGATATTGCGACGGGCGAAGGCGATTTATCGACAACCGAACTCCGCGCGCTGACGAACGTGGTTGATTATTTCAAACACTTCATCGAAACCTATAATAAGGTTTACCGCAACGGAAAGTATGTGGACGCTCAACCTATCGTAGAAAAGTATATCGGTATTCTCCAAGCAAACAAATCCGTTAAGGTGGGTTGGCTTCCGAGAGTATTCGATAAGGTTTTCAATAACGCAAACGGCTCGTATCTACAAACATTTGCCGACCCGATGACGGTTGCTCGGTATATGGATATGTATGATGACGGCTTCTATACCGAAATGCTCACGGCTTTAAGAGAAGGGGCGACGAAGGCTCAAATCGACGAAATGACGATGAGAGAACCTGTCGAAGAGTTCTTGAAGAAGCATAAGAAGTATATGCAAGGTATTGAAAAACGCAAGGTAAAATATCTCGGTCAAGAGATTCCCGCAAGGGAAGCGTTGGCGTTGTATATGACTCTTGGAAGAGAACAAGCCCTTGCGGGTCTTGCGGAATCGGGTTTTGAGTATTTAGACGGAAAAGAAAGCGTTCGTATAAAGGGCTTTGCCGTCGGCGAAGAGTTGACTTTGGAAGAATTGAAGCAGCGTGCAAGCGAACTCCAAGAAACGCTTGCAAGTCAATTTACCGAAGCGGATAACGAGTATATTGAAATTGCTCGTAGACTTTTCAATGAAGTGTGTAGAGAGAAAAAGAAAGAAACTGACCTTTTAAGAAGGGGATATAGCAACATCGCCGAAGGCGAGTATGTTCCTATCCGTAGGGCGAACATTTCTCATAGTGTCGATACTTCCACTTTGGAGTTTGAACTCAACCGAGTGAGTAACGCTTCTTTCAACAAAGATACCGTAAAAGGTGCGAAGAACGAACTTTTTATCGAGGCTCTTGACCGTGTTCTCGATAGACATATTCGGGCGATTGCTCAATATGCAAATCTTTCGTTGGCTATTGATGAATATAACACGTTATATAATCTTGACGTCGGTGGAAATCCGAATAATGCTATTAGTGTGAGAACCGAAGGGAAGAACTCTTGGACGAAAGGAGATGAGTATTTTAGAAAACTCATTAGCGATATCCAAGGAATCCCCGCAACGAAAGGCGAAGGGCTTCGTGCTGTTTCGTTTATAAGGGGAAGTTATGCGAAATACCAACTTGGGGCAAATCCCAAGGTGTGGCTTACGCAGTTATCTTCTTTCGGGGCGGCGGGCAGTATGCTTGATGTTGGCTCTATCATAAAAGGTATGGCAATTAAAACGAGCGATGTGGACGAATATTGCGCTCTCGCAAAACTCCGCAACAACGACAATACCGCCGCTATGGCGCAAGGCGTTCTTGACCGAACCACCAAGACGGGGGTAGTTCTTGATAAGGTAAATAAGACGGGAGACCTTCTTATGAGGCCTATCGGTATGGTAGACCGATTTGTTATCAAGAAACTCTTCGGCGCTTGCCAAGTTCAAGTTGAAAAGAACAACGGATTGAAGGTTGGAACGGAAGAGAACAAAGTAAAAGCGGGCGAGTTGCTTGAAAAGGTTATCCTTGAAACGCAACAAAACTCTATGGCGACGGAACGCTCGGCGGCTATGCGTTCGGGAAGTGAGTTGATGAGAACAATCACAATGTTCTCGGCTGATTCGATGAAGGTTATCGGGCGAGTGGTTGACTCGGTAGGAGAGTTATCCGTTCTTAAAGCAAAGAGAAAAGCTACTACTGACCCCGACGAAATCGAAAAACTCGACAAGAAAATTAAGTCGGCAAAGAAAAAGGTTGCGAAGTCTACGGCTGCTTTGGCAACGTCGGCGGTATTTATGGCGTTGATTGCTCAACTTTTCCGTTGGCTTTACAATAAAGACGATGAAGATGAGAATATTGTTCAAAATATGACGGTGGACGCTGTTGGGAATCTCCTTGGTGGCTTACCGCTTATAAGAGATGTTTATTCTCGATTTGCGGAAGGCTATGATATAAGCGATTATACTTATTCGGCGTTGAATGACCTTCTCGATAGTGGGTATAATATCTTTGCTATGGTGGGAGATGTGTTCTCCGGGGAGACGGACTCCCAAGAAGTGGCGAAGAATATCAAAAACTTGTTCTACGCAAGCGGTCAAATACTCGGACTTCCGACGAGAAACGTTTATAATATGGCTTACGGTCTCACGAAGAGATTTAGCCCGGAAACGGCATATAAGATTGATTCGTGGTTCTACGACCAAAACTATTCTTCCGACCTTGCAAAAGCGATTGAAAACGAAGATGACGAAATGATTGCTACTATCGTAGGCATTATGCTCGACGAGAAGATTGGCGGGATTGATGATTCTTCGGTTCGCAACGAACTTAATGGCTTAATAAAGAAGGGCTTCTCCGTCCTTCCGAGAAGTGTAGGAGATTCAATCACTTACGAAGGCGAGAAAATCACTCTAACGAGCGGGCAAGCAAAATCCTTCAAGGAAGTTTATTCCGTCGCAAACGAAGCACTTGCAAGTCTTGTAGGGCTGTCTCAATACGAATCCGCAACGGACGAAGTGAAGGCGAAAGCAATCAATTTCATTTGGGATATTTACTACAATCTTGCGATTGAAGAAGTTCTCGGCGTGGATATAGAAAGCAAGGCGGTGTTGTTCGCCGAAGCGATTGATATAGAGAAACTCGCTATCATCATCGCAACGGCGCGGGCAATCAAAGCCGACACCGACAAGAACGGAAAGAGTATAAGCGGAACGAGAAAAGCGAAAATTCAAAAATACGTCGCTTCTCTCAAACTGACGGCGGTTCAAAAGTATATGGTTATGGGCTATCTCGGCTATTCTAACAAGAACGGCGAATCCCAAGTAAAAGCCTATATCAATCGTCTCAATCTTTCCAAGAGCGAAAAAGAAAAACTTCTTGCTTATAGTGGGTATGAAGGATAAAAAGAAAAAAGACACGGAATAATCCGTGTCTTTTCTTTGGTTCATCACACTCTAACGACCAAAGCCACAAATCTCTTTGTGATTAAAAGGTTCGTTTTATGTGATAATGGTGGACTGTTTAGTTCAAAAAACGAACCGATTTCGGCTTCTATTTCTTCGTCCGTGAACTCCGTGCGATTGTCTCCGTCGTGGTTATAGATGATAATAAGTTTATCGTCATAAAGATAAATCTTGTTTATAAAATAGGATACAAGGTATTGCCTTGCTCCTTGGTTTGTTTCGTCGAAGTTCAAGAACTGCTCAAACCAATATTCAATTCTATCTTTCGTAAGGTAATTAGCCTCTTTCGCTTCGGCTTTAATAATCTTATATTCCAAATCTTCTTTTTCCGTTTCAAGCCTTTGGAGTTCTTCTTGGGTGGAAGCTGTGATAATTCCTTTCTTGATAGCGGAGAGAATGTTTTTTATATAGGAGTTTACTTCGCCGAGTTGCTTCTTTAAGAGTGTTATCTCCGATAAGTCTCTTTGAGATTCTTGAATTGCAAGAATTTGAGTGGTAATATCATCAATGATATTGCTTTTAAGAATATGTCTAATGGTTGCCTTTATTACAAGATTTTCAAGGGCCTCTTTTTTAATAGCCTTCTTGTCGCATTTTGCCTTATTCTTTCGCCTACTACATTTATAATAATAGTAGGATTGCCCGGTGTGGCTTGTTCCCGATTCTCCCGCCATAGGTGTCTTACAATGCCCGCAATAAAGTTTACCCGTGAGAATATATTCTTCTTTTGCCTTGGAACGAGAAGGGGCTAATTTGTTCCTTTTGATTCGTTCTTGAACCCTTTCAAAAAGGTCTTTGCTTATAATGGCGGGGTGGTAATCTTCAAATACTTGCCCGCCGAACTCATAAGTTCCAATAAATTTCGGGTTTTTGAGAAGATTCATAATGCTATTGTGGTGGAAATAAGTTCCCCGTCTTGTTTTGAATCCCTTCTTTTTGAAAAGGGCTTCAATGTCAAAAGCACTTTTTCCTTTGGAATATAGTTCAAACATCTCTCTCACTATTTCCGCTTCGGCTTCGTTTATACAAATCTTCTTATCTTTAACGTAATACCCAAAAATAACGCTACCGCCAAGGTAGTTCTTTTTTTGCAAACTTTCATATTGCCCGCGCCGAATCTTTTGGGAGAGTTCCCTTGAATAATATTTCGCAAGAGCCACAAGCAAACCTTCGGTTAAAATACCGCCAAGATTTTCCGTTCCGTCGGCGTTTGTGCCAATGGTTTCGGTAGCGGAAAGAAGTTTCACGCCGTTATTGCGGAGAATCCTTTTATCCGCACCGTAATCTCCGTCATCACGGGAGAAGCGGTCAACGGAATAGACAATAACATACTCCCATTCTCGCTTTTCACTATCGGCAATCATTTTTTGGAAGAAGGGGCGGTTGTCGTTTTGAGCTGTCTTTGCTCGGTCAATATATTCCTTGACTATTACAATATCGTTCTTTTTTGCAAACTCGTGGCACTTGCGAAGCTGTCCTTCGATAGATTGCTCGGTTTGCCTTCCGCACGAAAAGCGGGCGTAAATAATGCCTTTTTTCATATCAGCCTACCGTATCAATATTCTCTTGTAAACGGCGATGATTTTCGTCGTATTGCTCTTTTGTGAGATGACTCTTGTCGAGCAGCCACTTTGCGCAACCTTCATACACTTTTTGGAGAGAAGGGGCTATCCCGTTCGGGTTAAGCGTTCCGAAGTGAATATGAAACTCTCCGCTCGACAATAAAAAATAACACTTATTCAAAAGCAAGGTTCGGCTTTGCTTTTCTATATCGTCAATGGCGGGCGAATACGAACAAAAACTCTCTTCTATAAGCCCGATAACCTTCGACTTGCAAGATTGATTTCCTATTCC